GGGTACGACCCGTATAAGTCTGCCGAATTTGTGAACCTTTTGTCGTCTTCCGTAGGTGGTGAGGCTGATATAATTAACCCGGTTAAGCAGACATACGGCACATTTACAAGCCCGGTAGAATCGTTTGAAATTGCCATTTATAGTAATAAAATTAGTTTCGACCCGAATCCGATAACTCCTTATTGCTTTGCTAATGCGGTTTTGGATGAGGATAGAAATTGCAATAGAAAACCTATTAAAAAAACGCATAATGCAAAGATTGATTCTACGATAACCAATTTAATGACTTTTCATTTATTCAATAACTTAACATCTTAGTATATGGGACTTAAAGAGTATTTTTCAAACAAGATAGGAAGCGCGCAAAGGCGAGCGGATGAACCCGGAAAAGATGCAGTGGTTAGCCCTTCTTTGCCGAAAATTCCTAATCAGCCTATCAATGTGTATAGTACTGACCAAGCAATGAAGCTTTCTGCTGCATATCGCTGCACTGCTATTCTATCTGGTACGATTGCATCTATGCCGCTATTGATTGAGCGGAAGTCTAACGGGTATTTCTCATTAGACGAACAGCACGAACTTTATCGGCTTCTTGACGTACAACCAAATTCACGAATGAACATTTTTGAGTTCATTAGAAATATGGTTTGTCATATAATCAATGAGGGAAACGCTTACATTGTGATTAAGCGCAAATTTGGCGCGGTTAGTGAATTGGTTTTGTGCTCAAAGAATACAGTCTTTTATGATATTCTGCATGATTATTATACCATCTCAGACCCTTACAACCATCTTTATGGCAGATATGAACCCTATGAAGTTATTCATTTAAGAAATAATTCTTTAGATGGCGGCTATACAGGTGTTAGTACTATTACATACGCTAGTCGTATTTTTTCAATTGCTGCAAGTGCTGATAATCAGAATCTGCGAACGTTTCAGAATGGTAGTAAAATAAAGGGGCTGGTTTCTGGAAAGAGTTTAAGCGGTGCTATTGGGACTAATACCCTAACCGATAAGCAGGGAAAGGATGTTGGAGAAAGAATTGAAGAACAGTTTAACGGTGGTAGGGATATAGCCTATATATCGGGTGATATGTCTTTTCAACAACTTTCTATTAATCCTATTGATGCGCAATTACTAGGGACAAAGGAACTGTGTGTGTTAGATATTTGCCGCTTCTACGGCGTGCACCCGGACAAAGTATTTGCAGGACAGCCTACTAATTATAAAGCTTCTGAAATGAGCAATGTATCTTTCTTAACCGATACATTACAGCCTATTTTGAGGCAGATAGAAACGGAGTTCCGCGCGAAACTCATAGCTAACCCCGTGGCGCATGTATACCGGATAAGGTTTGACCGTGCGGCACTCTATCAGACAGATTTAACTACACAGATGGCATATTATAAGGGGCAGATAGAATCGGGGCTAAAGACACCTAACGAAATACGTATGATGCAAGGTGATGCACCATTACCCGGCGGAGATGTAGCGTTTATTTCGTGCAATGTTGCCCCAATCAATTCAGCCAAAATAAAAGGGGAAACCGCATCCATTATTGAAGATGAAAAAATGGAGATACCAAAGTTATAGTAAAAAAGGGTAATGTAAAACGCAATTAAATGGAAATACGAAGTTTTAGCGAATTAGGTGCACCGCAGGTTACAGGACGAACGGTTGAGGGCTACGCTGTAGTATTCAATCATGAAAGCAAGGTACTTTTTGATAAAGCAAAAAAACGCTTCTTTATTGAAATTATCGAAGACGGGGCAATCACTGAAGAACTTTTACGCTCATGTGATATAAAGGCTCTTTTAGAGCATAACAGGCAACGAATGTTAGCGAGATGCACCTGCGGAATCGGTTCTTTATCTTTAGAAATTGATAGCTACGGACTGAAATATAAATTTGAAGCACCGAACACTGACGACGGTGATTATGCTGTAGAAATGATTACTCGCGGAGATATTAACGGTTCTTCTTTTGAATTTTATGCGAACGAGAAAAATGTTACTTATTCAAAGAGAGACGGTATTGTTATTCGCAAGGTTCACAAAATAGACTTGATAACGGATGTTTCGCCCGTGTCTGACCCTGCCTATACTGGCACTGATGTTACTGTTCGCAGTATTGACGACTTTATAGACGAAACAGAAGATAAAAGCTACATACAAGAAATTAATAATTTACGAAAATTTATTTGATTATGAGAAAAGATTTTGAAAGAGTTGCAGAACTGAAAGAACGGATGCGTTCAATGTTGGATAAAGCGGAAGTAGAGAAACGTTCGCTGGATGAAAAAGAGAAGGAAACATTTGCGGCGTTGAAGACGGAAAAGGAATTGCTTGAGATGAAGCTGGAACGGCGCAACTTAGATAGAAGTAATCCGGCTTTTGTATCTGTTAATCGCCCGGCATTGTTTGCAAATGTAGTTGATGCCATTGTGAACCGTCGTTCTCTGGACGAATACGGCGATGCGGTAAACGAGAACGGCATTAAAGTAGAGCAACGCGCCGAAGTGATTACGGACGCGTCAGCAGTGGCAAATTTGACACCTGTAGTAATAGGCGAAATTATTGAACCTCTCGAGAAAGGCTTGGTTATTGATAAACTTGGTATCAAGATGCAAAGCGGCTGTGTTGGTGAATTGACATTCCCGACGCTTGCGGCAATTGAGGCTAGTATTATGGGTGAAAATGTCGCCGTTACTGATACTAAATTGGATATTGGCAAAATTACGGCTACGCCTAAACGTATTTCTATCTCTGTGCCTGTATCTCGCCGCGCTATTACTCAGTCAAATTTGGCGTTACAGAATCTTGTTCTGAAACAGATGTCTTTAGGCGTTGCCCGTGTGTTGAACAAATGGATGTTCAGCGGCGCAAAGTTAGCGAATGCAAGTGACGGTGTATTTGTGAAAGCTGCACCGGATGCAACTTATACAGCGGCAAACGGTATTAAGTTTAAAGACGTTGTGGCATTGGAAACTAAAGTTCTTGATGCAGGTGTTGATACTACGGACGGAACGGCGGCATATATCTGTAGCCCGAATGTTTACGGTGCTTTGAAATCGACTCCGATTGAATCGGGTTCACCGCGCATGATTATAGAAAATAATATTATGAACGGTTATCCGGTAGTAGTTACTAACTATATGGATGCTGATGCGCTTGGTTTTGGCGTGTTCTCTTATTCTGCTATCGGACAATTTGGAGATATTGACATTGTTGTTGACCCATATACAGAGGCGAAGAAGAACAAAGTAAACTTTGTATTGAACACTGAATGCGATATCGTTGTAGCCCGCAAAGAAGCCTTTGCCGTTCTGAAAAAGGCTGCGTAATATTTTTGTTTGATTGTTAACCAAAGGGGCAGGGCGTAATGTCCTGCCTCTGCTTATTTTAACACAATGGATGAATACGTAACATTAGAAGATTTGAGGCAGCATTTGAACGTTGATTTTAACCATGACGACGCATATATAAGCGGTCTGATTGAACCAGTTCAACTTGCTATAGAAGCCTACTTAAACAGACCGTTAACGGAACTGGTTACAGACGGGAAAATAGATCGCCGTATCTGGCACGCTATAAGAATACTTATTGCAAACTACTATGCGAACCGTGAAGATATAACATTTGCTGCTGCTAATGTTATTCCCGGACATATTGCGCTGTTGCTACAACCTCTTAAAAAATATACATAATGCAGGCAGGGCTACTAAGAGAAATAATTCGCTTTCAAGAGAGTAAAACGCAACGTGACGAATTGGGCGGTTTTTCGGACAATTGGGTAGATGTATTTTCAAAGCGCGCTGATGTGAGGTTTGCATCCGGCAACCGGACACTGGTAAACGGTGAAGTATTTAACCCGCTGGCGATAACCTGTAAAATAAGGTATTGTAGAGATGTGCATGAGAAAATGATTTTTATTTATGAAGGAAGAAAATATAAAATCATCTCCATCAATCGCGATAGACTACAACAGTGTACAATCATACAAGCAGAGTTAATAAATGAGTAATGAAATCATATCCGGGCACAGGGTCAGCGTTGACGTGGAGCAAGTAAATAGACTGTTGACACAGCTAAATGATAAGGATGCTAAAAAAGCTATAAAGTCGGCTATTCGTAAGTCTGCATTAATAATTAGAAAGGAAGCTCAAAACAGATTAGTTTCCTTAATACCGAATGCGAATAAGTCGGTTACTAAGAAAGGTACGACTTATAAGCCGTTGAAGAATGATATCAATTTAGCGGTCTATAGGGATGCAGGCGGCGCACGCATTGATTTGCTGAATAAAAGGAAAAAAGGTGCACGCGCTTACGTTCTCCGTTTCATTGAATTGGGTACGGTAGAACGCGCTACCAAGAAAGGGGCGAATAGGGGTACTATGAAAGCTTACAACTTTTTTAGCGACGCGGTTAACGCGAAGAAGAAAGAGGCAGAAGACGCTTTGCAACAAAATATATTAGATTCAATAAATAAGGTAATAAATAAGAATAAGTAAAATGAGCTTATCTATCGGTGCACATATATACGAAAAATTAGCGTCGTCTGCAAGCCTCAAAGAGCTTGTAGAAGATAAAATATTCCCGTTGTCAACGGTGCAGGAAACTACTTTTCCGTTCATTCTGTATAAAAGAAACTCTCTCGTTCCTAATGTAACGAAAGATAGGTATGCTACAGGTGACAATGTGGAGGTTGAGATAGTTGTAGCAGATAATAAATATCTGCGGTCTGTTGCTATAGCGGAGGAAGTACGCTCTTTGATTGAGCGAAAAACAGGCGAATATAAAATGTTCTCTGTTGTTGATGCAGTATTGATTTCTACCGATGAATCATTTGCGGAAGATACATTTATTCAGCGACTTACATTCTCATTTGAGACTGAACCAAACATTTAAAATTAAATTATATGTCAGCAAAACAAGTATTAGGAAAAGATTTGATGTTGTTCATTGGCGGGAAAGCAATCGCGCTTGCAACATCGTGTAAATTAGGACTATCGGCTGAAACGATTGACACACAAAGCAAAGATAGTGGAATGTGGAACGAAAAGAGTATAAAGAAACTTGCTTGGAACTGTTCTAGCGATAACTGTTTCAGTGCAGATGAGGACATTAACGGTTATGATAAATTGTTTGCCTTGTTTGTTGCGGCTGAACCTGTTGAAATAGCTTTCGGTATACCGAAGAACAAAGGAAATGAAATGCCTGCCGCTGGTTGGACTTTACCCGCAAAGCCATACAAAGGTAAGGCTGTTATCACATCTTTGGAACTGAATGCACCTGACGGAGATAAGGCAACTTTTTCCGTATCGCTTGATGGTACTGGTGCACTTGCGCCCGCGGCTGAACCTGCGCCTGCGTCTAGTGGGGCAGGTGAGAATAAATCTAAGTAACCTTATTATTGCTAATTGGGGCGGTGAAAGCCGCCCTTTCTAATTTATCATGTATGAAAAAGATTATTATTAAAAACGTAGAATACATTTTAAAGAATATCCTAAAGAACTTCTTTGTTTATGAGGAGATTACAGGCAAACCGTTTGTCTTCGGTAAATTGATAGATGAGTATGTATTGTTTTACAGTACATTAATTGCCAATAATGAAACTTTCTTTATGCCGTTTTCGGAGTTTATAGACCTTTGCGATACAGACCCAAGTTTATTTAATGTTTATAAATCGTTCGTCGTTGACGAACTGACCTTACAGCAGCAAACCGCCGAAGCTAACAATAAAAAAGGCTCAAAAAAAAAGAAAATCCGGTAAGCGTACATGAGTTATACGAGCGTGTAGTAGGTGAGGGCGGTATATCTCCCGAATACTTTTTGTATAAAATGACATTCGGAGAGATAGAAACATTTCTTGCTGGCTTCTATCGCCGTAATCGTGAGACGTGGGAGCAAACGCGCATACTTGGTTATATAATAGCGCAGGCAAATAGCACGAAGAAACTGAAACAGACTGATATAATCCGTTTCCCGTGGGACAGCGAAGATATAGAAATTAAAGATACAAGCGTTTCAGATGAAGATATGAAACGCCTGCGTGAGATGGCAAAACAAATAGAAAAAACTCTTTAGGAAAATGGCTGATATAATTACTCGTTTACTTTTAGATACCAAAAACTTTGACGCTAAATTAGACCGCTCAAAGTCTAGCGTGAATAGTTTTCAAGGCGGTATTAGCAACATGGCGAAAACTGCCGGGGCTGGCGTACTTAAATTTGCTGGTACTTTAGGTATAGCTATGGGAGCAGGTGAGGCATTTAATAGAGTTCTGAATAGTAGTCAGACGTTAGGGGATATGACGGCTAGTAATATGGCTGCTTTAAAAACTTCTGTAGATGAATTTTTCTATTCTTTAGGAACTGGCACTTTTGATAATTTTTTGTCTGGGCTGGGAAGCGTTATAGACAAGGCAAAAGAAGCATATAGCGCTATTGACCAATTAGGAAATACGCAAATAAGCTACGGTGTGTATTCTGCCAAAAATCAATCAGAAATAGCAGACGCACAATATATAGCTAAAAATAAGTTCGCTAGCGTGGATGAAAGAAGTGTTGCTTTTGATAAATGGCGAATGGCATTAGAAAATCAACAAAATAATAATCAGACTCTGCAAAAACAATTAATAGAAGCTGCAAGTAAAGCTGTAGAATCTAGGACTGGTGCTAACATTCAAATCACATTAGAAGACTTGCTTAATTCCTTTGAAGTTGACTTGTTAAACCCAGAAAGTAGGACGATTGTTAAGGAGCGTGCTATGAGAGGAACTAATAATTATACTGCTTGGAGTAAGGCACATAAGGATGACAAGGAAGGTATAGACCAACTGGCACAAGTACAAAAACAGAATATTATTACTCACACAATGCTTGAAAAATATAGTGATGATGAGTTAAAAGATATAGCTGCTAAAATAACCCAATATTACCAATTAAATTCTGCATTAAAATCCACAGCTAGAGAATATAACGAAACTGCTAACGAATTTAATAATGCAAACAAGGCAGTTAAAGGCTTTACGGCTGTAGCCAGTTTGGAAGGATATAAAGTGTATAGCGGTTCGTCTACGCCTACCGGAACAAAGCCTACGCCGTCACCTGCTGGCTCTGCTGGTTTTTTGAACGAACAGATAGCAGCTAAGAACAAAGAATTATTAAACGCTACAACCGTGCAAGCGCGTGCAGAAATACAGAAAACAATTAGTGAGCTTGAAGCGCGGAAGATAAATTTAAATATTGCAACAGAGAAAGAAATATTTAGGGATAAGTACGGGGAAAATAAATTGGATGCGACCAAAGCGCAAAAACAGTTCTCGGAGTATATTAATGTAGACAAGGAAATTTCGGCTAAAAGTAAGGAACTGACAAACGCAACTACTGAGCAAGCGCGTGTTGCTGTACAGAAAACAATTAGTGAGCTTGAAGAAAAGAAAATCAAGTTAAAAGTTTCGATAGAAAAGGAGATTCAGACAAATAGCGTAGATTCCAAAACGAAAAAGGATTTTTCCGAATATGTTTCCGTAGAGGAAGATATTTTAAAGCAGAATACATTATTAATAAATACTACGACGGAACAAGCACGTATTGCCGTACAAAATACTATTGATGAACTTGAAGCGAAGAAAGTTCAGATTACTGCAAATGTTAGTGTGAAATCTGATATGTCGTCAGAAATGGCGGGTGTACTGAATAATGGCAGTATAGACAGGAAGGGAAAGCAGATAACTAAGGGTTCTAATGCTACTGATATAAGTGGTATCAAACTTCCTAAGTACGAACCCATCTTTAAAAAGGAAGATGTAGACTTGAATAATGATTTCGCTGACTCTCTTTCTGGAATTGGTGATATGATGGGTAGTTTATCTAGTCTGTTTGATGAAAATACAGCTTCTGCTTTGCAATGGGGCAGTACACTTTTGATGGCTATTGCGCAGGCTACCCCGGCTATTCTTGGAATGATGGGGGTGAAGGAACAAGATACAGCTACTACAAATAAGAATACAACTGCTGAGGTTGTTAATGCAGGTGCTAAGGTTATGTCGGCGCATTCAAGCATTCCATTTGTTGGAATTGCATTAGGTTTAGCTGGGGTTGCCGCTATTATTGCTGCTATGTCAAGTATGCCACATTTCGCAACAGGCGGTATCGTTCCCGGCACGTCGTTTGCGGGTGATAAAGTTCCGGCTTTATTGAATAGTGGTGAAATGATTTTGAACGGGTCACAACAGGGCAATTTGTTCAAAATATTAAATAGTGGCATGTATGACTCATTGTCTCGGACTATTTCACCATTACCCGAAAATAGCGAAATACGGTTATCTAGCAACATTACAGTAAGGGGAGATACTTTGTATTTAGCATTAAATAATTACATGAAACGGACAGGGAAAAAACTATGAGCTACGAAACTATCTATATAATACCTTTCACGTCGATAGACGGGCATAGATATGAGATTGAAATACAAAAAGATGGTTATACCGGAGATGTTATTTCTTTAACTGCATCCGGTGACGAACCTTTCACCGTTTCTATTGATGATGAAAGGTTTGTATATACACCTACACGCTTATCAACTGCTACGATAAGAATAGCGGGTAACGACTATTTGCAACAACTTTTTTCGGTTAATTATCAGCAATACCGTGTTACTTTATTGTGTGATGGCGTTCCGGTTTGGTGTGGCTTTACCAAACCGGAGCTATACACGCAAGATTATGCGTCAGAAATATTTGTGCTTGAAGTAGAATGTATTTCGGCTATGTCGGTGCTGGAATTTATAGACTACACAATTGAAGGGAAAGATAAAGAATTTGTTTCTATCTGGCATTTATTACAGCGGTGTATTTCTACGGCTTCCGGACGGTACAATTCTGTTTATATTCCGCATGTTTACGCGTCTAATAAAGAGGCTTATTCTACCTCTGAAAACATCCTTTCCGAAATGACACTAAGTGAACAGAACTTCTTTGATGAAGATGATAAGCCAATGAAATTGAAAGAAGTATTAGAAGAAATCTGTAAGTTTCTTAACTGGACATGTGTAGACTGGAAAGGTGACCTTTACTTTGTTGATATAGACCATTCGGGTGTCTATTATAAATATGATGTAATGCTGGAAACAAAAACCGAGGTTAGCGTAAATACATTGTTAGTTCAAAATATAGGTTTTGCAGGTTCTGAACATTCCTTGGATATTCTTCCGGGTTATAATAAAGTGACAGTGAAATGCAGTAACTACCCGGTAGGACAAATATTCCCGGATGAAGATTTGAACAAACTGAAACTGTATACCTCGCAAGATAAACAATCTGGGGATAAAGTGACAGCTAAAAGATTCTATTATCCAAATGTTTATCACTTGTATCACTATAATCCGAAAGGAAGTCCCCTTTCAGAAGAAGATTTTGAGACATATAAAAATAATCCAGATTCTTTAATGGGTTGCATGGTGATAAAACGGTGCGAATATAAAATTGTTGATGGAGAGCCGGACATATCTAATTATAACTGGGAGAATTTATTGCAAGTTCGTAGGGGAACTAAAAGAAGTGATGGCAACTACACTTGGCTTTCTCGCGTGCCAATATTATCCTTTGAAAGACAATTACCTGTAGCGGCTTATTTAGATGGTGCTGTGGCGATTAGTTGTTCTGTACAAGTTACTCAGAATGATGATTTATCTACGGATGATAAAAAAAGAAATGGTTATGTGCGGGCATTATGCGAATTTTCGATAGGTGACTACTATTATAATGGAAGTAGCTTTGTAAACAACTCTGCAATAGAACGTTTTGAGGTGAAATTTCCATTGTCTGACATGGCGGGAAGTGGCTTTGCATCTATTGAAAATACGAAAAAGTTATCCCAACCTTATGACGGGTTAACAGGGTATGTAATAGAACTACCTAAAGGGAAACCTTTGACCGGAGACGTGAAATTTAAAATGTTTCCGTTGCAACCACAACCGGGAAATTATACAGAGTCTTTTGCAGGTGTCGGGTACTACATCAAAGACTTAAAGATGGAATATAAGCGTAGAAATGATTTAGACGATTTATCGGATAATTCAGACCGTACCTATGAAAACGTCTTGAATGAAAGTTACATTAATGAATTGGACGAAATAGAGTTTAAGATATCATCATACAATAATGATGGTACATGTTACAGTAAGGTTATGTTAGGTAATGATTATTTGAAAGACAATCTGTATAACTGTATTCTTGATAAAAATATACGCCCGGAAGAACTATTAATAACGCGGTGTATCAATCAATATAAAGCAACCAAAATAGGATTAACGCAGATAATAAAGAATGTAAATGATATAACACCATTGACGCGCTTAACAGATAGATTTATGGCTGGTAAAGTGTTTGTTATCGCTGGTGGTGATATTGATTATTACGCAAACAGTTTTAGATGTAAAATGATAGAGTTGCAATGATTGAGATAAAAACAAAAACAATGCCTGCGACGCCCCGGTCAAAAAAATATCCGGTTGGGGCTTCTGTTCTTCATACAAGTGGCGGCACTACTATAATGCAAGGTGGTGGCAGTGGTGAAAGTGTTGATATCGTTAAAAGAGATGATATTCGGTCTTTTACAGACGCTAATGTTTTGTCTGCGCTTCGTGCGTTGGCTGAATTTATTAGCAAGAAAGATGATAGTGATATTACGGCTATTGTAAATTATCTCAATGGCTTAAAAATCAAAGGAAATCACGTAAACCGCTTGCTGTTGAAAGATACAGAGGCGGATGTAGTATCTGACACTGATGTTATGTCTGCATTGCGGGTATTATCGGAAATAGCGGCGAACAATGAAGATTTAAAAGGGAAGTTTCTTTCAAAGCTTAACCCGGACGAAACGAAGCATCTATTAAGGCTGTTAGGTGGTTTATACGTAGAGAACGGAATACATACCGATACTTTAGAGGCATCCGGTAATATTTCCGCTCAGAATATTTCCGCTACAGAAACTATTTCGGGTCAAGATATTACGGCTTCTGAAAACATAACCGGGAAAAATGTATCTGCCACTGAATCAGTATCGGGTCAAAGTATTTCCGCTACAGAAACCATTTCGGGTAAAAACATTACGGCTTCTGAAACCGTGTCTACTCAGAATGTAGATGCTACGGGTACGGTGTCGGCAAATATGATAGATGCTACTGAAACTATATCTGGTAAGAACGTATTGGCTTCTGAAAGTGTAGCGGGTGAAAATATCACAGCTTCTAATACTGCATCCGGCAAGAATGTTACCGCGAAAGAAACCATATCCGGCAAAAACGCTACGATTTCGCAGAAAACGACTACACTAAACTTGCTTGTACAGGCTTTAGCTAACGTGTATGACTTAAATGTTTCTCATGTTGCTACTCTTTTCCAAACAGTTATTAAAGACTATATCAGTTCTGAACTGTACACTCCTGGACTGACAGGCAGCGGTATGAAATTGTATAAGGCTGTGTCGGGTGACTGGAACTTAGAACTGGATAATTTGACGGTTCGTAAGGCTATGACTATCTTTGAACTTATCATCTCAAAGATACGCGCTGTTAATGGTGGGCTGGTAGTGTCTCCTGCGAACGGAAAGGTTAAGTCTGTTCTTCTCACAAATGATATTTACCGTCTTGAAATAGAGGGCGACATGATGTTTGTTGCTGATGACCTTGTACGTTGCCAAACGTTTGCAAAGACTGGAACTAAATATTATTGGGTGCGCATAACTTCTGTGTCCGGTCAATACATTTTCATAAACAAAACAGAGTTTACTTCATCCGTCCCGGCTGTCGGCGATGACCTTGTACAGTTCGGTAACAAAACGAATGCTGCACGTCAGGGCGTTTTGTATCTGACCGCTTCCGAAGATGGTAAGCCGCGTTTTTCGGTGTTGAATGGCGTTAACTCCACTGACTTAACAGGCAAAATAAAGGTTATTCTCGGTTGTCTTGATGGAATTACCGACACTGCGTTTTCTGCCGATTCTCAACCGTTCGGTTATGGCTTGTATAGCGCGAATGTTTTTTTGAAAGGCATTTTTGTATTACGCAATGGAAAAACCTTTGAGGATGAATTGAACGGGCAAATAACAGCCGTGCAGACGGCGTTTGAAATCCGTGAGGGTGTTATTAGTTCAAAGGTAACAGAAGCTACTACCGCGGCAACGAATGCCAAAAAGAGCGAAACATCTGCGTCTACCTCTGCCAGTACTGCAACAACTAAAGCCACTGCCGCCGCTTCTTCCGCTACGAGTGCATCAACATCTGCAACTACCGCAACGACGAAAGCGAATGCGGCGGCTTCATCTGCTACTGCTGCATCCGGTAGCGCAACGACCGCAGGGCAAAAGGCTACCGCCGCCGCTAACTCTGCGACTGCTGCGGCTGGCTCGGCTACTGCTGCACAAAAAGCCGCTGAAAGTGCTGAAACCGTACTGGAAGAAGTGACTACCAAAGAAAGTAGCATAACTCAGACAGCCGGGCAAATTGCTACGAAAGTGACGGAAGTAAACAAGAAAGTGACGGAGGCAACAACTGCGGCAACTACCGCCACGACGAAAGCTACCGCCGCCGCCACGTCTGCCACCAATGCAAAAACAAGTGAAACTAATGCGGGAACAAAAGCAACCGCCGCCGCTAACTCTGCAACAACAGCCGGGACTAAAGCCACTGCCGCGGCTAATAGTGCTACTGCTGCTGCCGGGTCTGCTACAAATGCAAAAAGTTCTGCTGATAGTGCTGCTGCCAAGTTGACTACCATAACAGAGAAAGAAAGTAGTATTAATCAAACAGCCTCACAGATTTCGACAAAAGTAACGGAAGTAACTAAAAAGGCTACAGAGGCGGCAACGTCAGCATCTAACGCCGCGTCTTCTGCTACTTCCGCGTCGGGTTCAGCATCAACTGCAACTACAAAGGCTACCGCTGCTGCTGGCTCTGCCGCTGCCGCTGCAACTTCTGCTACAAACGCCAAAAGTTCAGCCGATACCGCCGCCGCTAAGCTGACTACAATCACTCAGAAAGAAAGTAGTATCAATCAAACAGCTAGTAGTATTACTACTAAAGTTACGGAAGTCAATACTAAAGCCTCGCAGGCGGCAACTTCTGCCACTAATGCCGCTAACTCAGCTAGTACAGCTGGAACAAAAGCTACTGCTGCCGCTAATAGTGCTGAGTTGGCATTAGCGATGTCTAAAGGTAAGATGATTTATCGCGACCCGTCGTTTAAATCCGGTTTGAATAGCTGTTCCGTTTATAATAATTCCGGCAACGGCAATGTAACCGTTACCCGTGTCTCCGGTATTGCTGGTAATCCCAACAGTTCGGGTTATTGTCTTAAAGTGAAGACAACCGGAACAGCCTCACCCGAACGGGGTGGCTTTTATTGGGGAGCAACAGCGAAAGCCAACCGGGTGTTAATCGTTCGTCTTATTGCTAATATTCCAACCGGATATACCTTAAAGTTTGCAACAAATGCTCTTGGTACAGGGGCTTCTCATAAGTGGCTTACTGCCTATGTCGGTACTGGCAAATGGGAAGAATACGCCTATAAAATAGTATGTGGTGCATCCGGTACATTCTCTAGTACAGGTTTCTTTTATCTTTCGGGAGGTAGTGCCCCGACCACTGCCGCGCCTTTAGAATGGCATATCTGTTATGCTACGATGTTTGACGTAACCGATGCTGAGATAGACTATATATCTGATGCCGCCGCGAAATACACAACAAAAACAGAGCATACAAGTAGTATCACGCAGTTAAGCAATAGTATAGAACTGAAAGTTGCCAAGACTGATTTTAACGCATTGGGTACGCGTGTTTCTTCGGCTGAAACGACTATTAAGCAACACACCGATTCGATAGCTCTAAAAGCCGCTAAAACCGATGTTACTGCGCTTGGTACGCGTATGACAGCCGCCGAAGCTAAGATAACGCCGGATGCTATTAAACTTACTGTAAAGAGCCAGACGGAAACTATTGCTGCTAATGCAAAACAAGCGGCTATTACAGACGCGGCAGGTAAATACACAACAAAAACAGAGCATTCCAGTAGTATAACCCAACTAAACAACAGTATTGCGTTAAAGGTGGCTAAGACTGATTTTAATGCACTTGGTACACGTGTAGGCTCTGCCGAAACAACGATAAAGCAGCATACCGACCAAATAGCATTAAAGGCGGCAAAGACTGATGTAACGGCATTAGGAACAAGGGTTTCAGCAGCGGAGGCTAAGATAACGCCGGACGCTATTAAATTAACTGTTAAGTCTCAGACTGATACTATCGCCGCCAATGCTGCAAGCAATGCTGTGAACGGCATAAAAATAGGTGGAAAGAACCTCATACGCTACGTAACCGATACTGGTGCTAAATACTTTACCGGTTCTGGTGCTACGGTAACGGTTACAAATGGTATTGTTCGCGGAGTTAGTGCATGTTCAACTGCCGGATGGCCGCGCATTTTTAATTCATCGGTACGGAATATAGTTTTTGAATTGAACACCCCTTATACAGTTTCGTTTTGGGTACGCTCTAACATAGCGTGTACTCGTTCTTTTGGTATAGCAGAGAGCGGAGGAACTAAAGCTATATTTACCAAAGGTACTGCCATTACAACCGCGTGGACTCATGTAATTTATACATTTACTCCTGCGATTCAAGTAGGTACGGCTCATTTCTTTTATATCTACACAGGTAGCACTAGCCCGAATACAGATACAACGAATTGGGTTGAAATAAAAGAGGTAAAGTTAGAGAAAGGCAATAAAGCAACAGATTGGACGCCTGCACCGGAAGACGTTGACGCCCGTATAACAAGCGTGCAGACTGCGTTTGAAATCCGTGAGGGGCAAATAAGCTCTAAAGTAACAGAAGCTACTACCGCGGCAACGAATGCCAAAAAGAGCGAAACATCTGCGTCCACCTCTGCCAGTACTGCAACAACTAAAGCCACTGCCGCCGCTTCTTCCGCTACGAGTGCATCCGGTTCTGCATCAACCGCAACGACGAAGGCAAATGCGGCGGCTTCATCTGCTACTGCTGCCGCCACTTCTGCAACAAATGCTAAGAGTTCTGCCGACAGTGCAGCGGCAAAGTTAACTACGATTACTCAAAAGGAGAGTAGTATTAATCAGACAGCCTCGCAAATTTCTACTAAAGTAACGGAGATTACAACGAAAGCAACGCAAGCCGCCACGTCTGCCGCCAATGCAAAAACAAGTGAAACGAATGCCGGAACAAAAGCAACCGCCGCCGCCAACTCTGCTACAACCGCCGGGACTAAAGCCACTGCTGCCGCTAATAGTGCTACTGCTGCCGCCACTTCTGCAACGAATGCAGCGGCTTCGTTAACCTCTGTTACGACCAAACAGAGTGAAATAAATGCTACTGCCGCTCAGATTACTTTAAAGGTGACTGAGGTTACAACAAAGACAACGCAGGCTACTAATGCGGCTGAATTGGCTACTGCAATGTCTAAAGGTAAGATGTTATATCGCGACCCGACGTTTAAGGATGGAAAGTATAACGGTACAGCCGTTTATTTAGGTACTGGAGCAACTAGAAGCTATGTTGCAGTTACCGGGTGTCCTAACCCGGCGGTAAAAGCTATGAAAATCGTAGCTACACAATTTAACACCGCAACAGATAAACGTATAACTGGTTTCTATTTTGCTAATACTTCCCGTGCTAATGCTGTGTTTGTTGTGCGTATTATTGCTAATATTCCGACCGGGCGTAATTTGAATGTTTCCCACAATAGTTACGGAACAGGTGGGGCGACAAAATGGCTGACCTCAACGGCGGGGGCTGGTAAATGGACGGAGTACGCATGTAAAGTAACCTGCGGTGCATCCGGTACATTTAGCACTTTAAATTATTTTGCCTTAACTGGCGGTGCAGCCCCGACCGCCGCCGCGCCTGTTACTTGGTATGTGGCTTATGCTACGGTATTTGATGTAACCGATGTTGATGATACGCCATCACGCGAGGAAATTAAATCCGGAATGACAATAACAGCCGGAGGCATTTCTATTTTTGGGAAAGAGTTGTCATTGGCTGGTAAAGTAACCTTTTCTTCTTTGGATAGTGCTGCACAAAGTACTATTAACGGCAAGGCAACCCCGGCGCAAGTAGCTACAGCAAAAAGCGAGGCTATTAGTACGGCTGCAACTGATGCAACAACGAAGGCTAATAATGCAAAGAGTGCGGCAATATCCACGGCTGCTACCGATGCAACAACAAAGGCAAACAATGCAAAAAGTGCAGCTATTTCAACTGCGGCAACTGATGCAACGACTAAAGCCAATAACGCAAAAACTGCTGCAATCTCAACTGCGGCGACAGATGCAACAACAAAAGCAAACAATGCATTAACTAATGCTCGTAATGATGTAGCGGTCAAACTTGGATATACAAGTTATACCGACATGGTAAATAAAGCCACTGCAAAACAAACTATTATCGACGGTGGATTTATCCGCACAAGTCTTATTAAAGCTGATGATATCGTAACTTCAACTTTATTAGCTACCAAAATTGCAGCTACTGAGATAACAACAGGAAAACTGACTGTAACGACGGGTGCTAAAATTGGCGGTTGGAATGTAGAAGGTAATTCGCTTGCAATTCGGGATGAGTCGGAAGCTAAAATTCTTGTAGAACCTTCCGGTTATCGATTTTTAAGAATTAATGATACCAAAGGGACGCTAATGTCAATCCGTGCAGATGGAGTAACAGGTATTGGCATTTATACCCAAAATAAATCTGGTACATGCTTGAGCATGATAGCTCAAACAGGAGGAACAGCTGTTGAAAGTTATGGTAGCCACACGTTTGGACAACGTGCTGGCGAAACATGGAATGCTCCGGGTGTATTATGGGCGGGCAGAATCGTTTCCAATGGAACTATAGAATCATATTGGGGAAATGGTTGTACGGTTTCCAGCCGTAGAACGGGGGTAGGAAAATATACTATAACTCACGAACTTAAGCATATGCAATATTATGTTATGATTACCGGGACACCGTGGTCAACTGATGGTGAACGGTGGGTCGTTGGGATGATTGAAAATAGATATGATTCTTATTTTAGTGTGAGAATATTAGACACAGGGCGAGGATATGTAGACGCAGCTTTTGAAGTCGCTATCATTGGACGCAATAAATTTTAATTTTAAAAATATAATTATGAAGATTGATTTTAGAAAAATTCAAGTGCAAGACATTGAGGGGAATAATAGTACCCTTGATGTCAGCAAAGAGCTAGGTAATGCCATCTATGGTAAGACTGCCGATATTGGCGAACTGGAATTAGCGCGTGATATCTACAAAAACGGTGAGGTTGATGTAGATGCCGCAAACGCTGCTATTATTGGAAAGTATGTGCGTGAGGGGTTTCTCGCATTTGTGCAGGAAGCCGTTTGCCCGTTGCTGGAAAACATTATTAACCCTAAAAAATAAGAGATTATGAAATTGGTAAAAATGAATGAGAGCGTAAATCGTAGTTTTAGTGGCAAAACTGCGACTGAAGAAGTCACTAGCGTAGGCTATGATATCACTGAAAACGATTCGGTCGTAGGTTCTGCAAATATTTCGCAGGGCGGTTATCTTGCTGTTAATGTACAGATGCCGGGGACTATGGACGAAATAAAAGCGAAAGTAGAATCTTTTTTCTCTGTAAAAGAATAGCGAATGTACTATCTGAAAAATCTATTAATAGGGCTGGCTACGTCTGTAGCCGCCTATCTTAACCCGATTAGTGGCGACATTAAAAGCCTTATTGCTCTGTTTGCAGTTAACTTCTTATTCGGCTTACTGGCTGGGTTGTTGGTTCATAACGAAAGTTTTAGCTTTAAAAAGGCGTTCCGGTGCATTCTTGAAGCGATGGCGTTCTTTGTGATGGTATGTGCTATCTATTACATAGGTGAGCAAAAAGGAAACCCGGAAGGTTCGCTGCAATGTGTTTCATTTGTGACTTATTCCGTGTTTTACTTCTATGGCGTGAACATTTTGCGAAACTGGAAACAACTCTGTACAAAAGGTAGTGCTACGTATAAGTGCGTGTCGTTTATCTATTATGTTGTTTCAGTCGAATTTATAAAGAATGTCCCGTTCCTAAATGACTATCAAAAAATAAAGATTAATCAATAAGCAAAGTAACATGAAATATTTCACGATTGCGGAACTGTGTCATAGTGACACTGCTAATAAATATCTGATTGATAACAGGTGTAAGAAAGAACATGTCGAAAATCTCACGGCATTAGTGAATAACGTTTTAGATCCACTTCGTGAGGCATACGGTAAGCCTATTACTGTTAATAGTGGCTTTCGTTGTCTGGCTCTCAATAAGAGGGTAAAAGGTGCGAGCAATAGCGACCATCTGCGCGGGATGGCGGCTGATATTTCCGGCGGAAATCAAAAGGAGAATAGACGCTTATTCTACCTTATTCAAGAACTTGGCTTGCCTTTTAAGCAACTAATCGACGAAAAAGGGTTCGCATGGGTACATGTCAGTTACGATGCAAACGACTTGAAAAAACAAATCTTAGCATTATGAAAAACGTTCTACCATACATTATAATAATCTGTCTTTCCTGTATCATCTTGTTTAGACCGGGTAATGGCTCACTTACAAGAGAGATTGTTTGTGATACGGTTTACTCAACTGACACAGTCTTTTGTCCTGTTCCAGTTGCGAGCAGCGAAAGAATTATAGATTCGGTGTCTTATCCTGTTTTCATCCCGATGCCGGGCGACACTGTGCATGATACCGTTTTTGTTTATATACCTATTTCACAGAAAGTATATAAAGATAGTCTTTATACGGCGTGGGTGTCTGGGTATCGGGCAAACTTGGATAGCATTAAAGTATATCAGAAGGCGCAAACTATCTTTATTCGGGACAAATTGAAGCGTAAGCGGTTAGGGGTAGGGGTGCAGTTAGGTTACGGTTATCCGTTCGGAATGTATGCGGGTATTGGTATTAGTTACAACCTTTTCCAATTTTAGTTGTTATATAACATGTAGAAGTAATACTTATTTTTGATAAGTTTGTGCCTCGGCTCGTAAGGGTCGAGGCTTTTTTGTCGATAAAAAACCCCGTAGCGGCTCAACTACGGGGCGGTGTCAATTTAAAACGCATTATGAAATGCGAATTGAGCCTAATTTCTTACTTAAATCATTTAAAGCGTGATTTAATTTTTCTTTTTCTTCTTTGGAAAATTCGCTAGGTCTGCCATTAACAATACATCCGTTGATTTTGTTGTTTAGCCATTGCTTAGATTTGCCAAAATAGTTTTTCGCTATATATGATAGAGAAATAAAGCCGCTTACGTCTGCAATTTGTTGGCGAACTGTTAGTTCATTTTTTACTTGGTCTAGCTCATTCCCTATTTCTTCGTAACATTGTAGCACGAAATCAGCTATTATATTCCCGTCTTCCTCTGATGGGTAAAGTGCGTTTATTTCATCTACTTTCTTCTGAAATTCCCCCATTTTATTGGGGTTATCAGATGTCATAATCCGTTTTAGAATCTCTAAATCTTTTTGCAAAGTACTCATATCTTTTTGTTTTTTAATTCTCCCCCGAAGGGGAGAACTGTTACTACTTTTTCTTTTCCAGCTTTTTTAAAGCTTCTTCAATCGTTGCAATGTCTTTTTCTAGCTGTCTTTTACGGTCGAGAACTGCATTCATTTTGCTTTCACTAATTTGTCGACTGCTATTGAAGATGTATTCCAGCATTTTCATTTCTGCCTTTTTCTTCATTAGTAAGTCGAGAAAGAACTCTTTTTCGTTCATAATGTATTCGTTTTAAATTGACTCTACAAAGATAATATACTTTTGTATATTATGCAAGTTTTTAAGTGATTATTTTTCTTTTATACCTTATTATATATTATATCACCATCATTTGCATTTGATTCCGTAGATTTATAAAGTCTTCAAAAATCTTTGGTTGTTTGGTGTATTCTATGACGCGTTTTATCGCTGCATCCGCTTGTGACTGCTTAACTTTCACATAAGAGTTAATAGTTATGTTTGTCTTAATAGAATGTCCTAGGCAATATTCTATAATTGGGTAGGGTATCGCAATTTCAGATGCAAACTGCGCAAATGTTTTACGAGCAGAGTAGAATGTGAGATTGCTTTTAATATTTAACTCTTTAGCCAACAGCTTTAGGCAGCTATTGATATAACAACACATGTTTGTATAGGTATAATTATAGCCTAAATCTAAACGTCCGTTTTTCCCTATATACTTATCTATAATATATCTTGCTTCTGGCTGAATGGTTATTCTGGTTATCCGGTCTTTTCTCTTATGTGCACCGCTTTTCTGTCTGATATAGTTTATTTCTTTTTGACTAAAGTCTATCTGTACGATATCGGCAAGGTTTGTACCACCTATATAAAAAGAGAGTAGAAACATATCTTTTGCAAGCGTTAATCTTTTGCTGTTGCCTGTATTGGCTTCTACTATCTTAATAAAGTCTACAATACTTATATCATAATCTTTGGGTTCAGAGGATGGTAGTTTGGTGTATGCAAACGGATGTTTTTCACATTTTATAAGTCCGTATTTTATAGCTTCGTTGACTCTTGCCTTAATATGACAGAGCCTTATTTGTCTATTTCCGTCGCTATAACCCTTACGTCTCATATAGGCGTCGAAGTGTTCAATAGTGATATGATTCATTATGACGAATGGAACTTCGCCCTCAGCAAGTAAGAAGATGCGCAATGTTTCTCTGTGCATTTTGGCATAGTTATCCCTTCCGTCTCTTTCAAATTCTGAAATCTTATTTCTAAAAAAATCCGTGAATGTAGTAGCATTTTGCGCAACTTTATCGACTTGTGTGATTATCTGTTTTAATTGCGTTGCGGTGTATGTGTCGTAGTTATCTACGTTTTTCACGCGTTCATTGTATTTCTTTAATTCAAAAGATAGTCTTTTGTTCATCATTGCAGCATCGTTACGAGCTACGATTTTATTTTCATACCATTGGCATAGGTCGGGTATTTCATACCCTGTTTTAATGTATGCCTTTTCTTTCTTTGCTGCAATACGCACAAAGATAGGGTACATTCCATTTGCAGTTTTTTTTGCTGCTAATACTGTTAATGATAATTTTGCCATAACTATTAAGTTTTGCGACACCCTTTTGGGACACCCTTTTTGCTTCAT